GAGGCGCATGCAGTTTGACGGTGAGTGCTGAGCTTGCGACCTTCGCAGTCACGGCGAAGTTTCGCTCACTTAAGTCATGATAACTGATGAGTGCTTCGAAGTTTGAGGAGGAGTTATTATGCACCTGTCCCACGCAGCGGTATGTGTGTGACGGGTGATATAGCCCGCGACGCTCCGGCATGAAAGTAGGTCCCGTAACGCTGATGAAAGACTCACCGGATTCCGTTACGTACAGGAAGTAGAGTGTGTCAGCAGCTTCTGCACCGGTGTCGAGATCTGTGTCAATGTCCCATCTGACGAAATCAGGATCATACTTAACGCCGGTGCCGTTAACGACGATGACGTCCCCCCGGCGGCGTGAGCGTATCTCAGTGTTATCGTACTGCTCAAGCTCGAGCGTATTTAGGTCATCATGTGCCTTGTAGTAATCAAAACTACGTGCAGCAATGCAGGCAGATGTAGTTTGCATGCAGTAACCGACAAGTGTGGCACCTGCAGTATCCCACGTCGTAGCATTATAGATCTTCCAGACATTATTTACGGTGTCGAACCAGTAATCTCCTGAAGCAGGCGTAACGGGTTCATCCTTGCTGACACGGGGATTTCCGTAACTTACGGTGAGAGTTCCGTCCGTCTTCGCGAAGATCCAGGCAAGTTTCATGAGCGTAATTGTGTCGTTGTCGGAGAAGACGATGCGCGGAAATTCTGCGTCTGCGCTGTCGAATAGCTGTCCTCGTCGAATGTGCGTAAGCTGTGTTGCACTGTGTACGCGTGCAACGAAGTATTCCGAGGTACTGCCGTTATCGAGCTTGAATGCAGCGAGTTTTCCGATCAGGGCACTAATCTCAGTTCCCATGTTATCGACAGTAATTTCAGAGCCGTACTCACCTAGGTACTTTGTATCTTCCTGATCCGAGCATCCGGCATCATTCACGAGACATGTGTTGTTTGTGCTAGGTGCTGCAGTAAGTGATGTGAGTGTGACGTCGGTACTGATTGTGTACTGTGTGCCCGCGATAAAGTAAACAAAGTTAGTTGTAGCACCTTTGAGTGTTACAGTGCGATCCGTTCCATGCGGGACGAGCGCAATACTTTGTGAGGAGGCGGGACTTGCGCCTGAGCGCGTACGCCCCGAGGCGAGTCGGTTGTTTGGAAGACCTCCACCAATGGCAGTGCCGAGTGATCCTAGTGAATAACTACTGCTCGAGTACCACTGTGCAACGTCAGTGCCCTTGATTTCCTTAATTGCGAAACGCAGGCGCTCAACTTCTCCGGCAAGCGATGTTGCGAGGGATTCCGTACCTACTTCACCCGGATCTGTCGTCACGCGCATCTGCGTCGTGTTCGTAGAATAATCATCTACACCGGAAGGCGTGAGGTTATTCAGTATGTTGTCAATCTCAGCATTGAGGTCCGCGTACGTGAGTGTTTCGGCGATCCAGTTTTTAAGTCGTGAGAATGTTGCTCCCATGAGTTCCCCTTACGTTGCTTTCTGTGCCTGCTTACCGCTCGGCCTGAAGCCCACGGTAATTGCAGCAATGCGGAAGCTCTGATTGCTTCCGTTGTTATAGAACCTGAATGAAATTGTACGGCCCGATCCCTTTAACGGTCGAGTGAAAGTCTCCTGATTGAATTGCGCGAGACGGTCCGTGTCGAGGACGAGTTGATTTAGTTGCGCATTATCGTACTGCTGCATCGGGAATGTGATTGTCTCCACGTACTTACCGTCAATGAAGTAGTCGCAGCTTAGGTTGTGCGAACCTTCCTTAAGGTAATGCACACTTAAGTGGTCAAAGAGTTTGTTCGTTGTGCTGAAGCGCGGATCAACGTGACTGAAGTCGAGCTGCGCTGTCTGAAAGTCACCGAGGAATGCAGTGCTGCCTTCGAGACGGTCCTCATAATCCATGATGTGCACGTAGCCGTCTTTATCTCCGTACATAGGTCGGAAGATCTCGTTAATGTCCTTACGGAGTGCGAGGCACTGCGGATAGCCTTTAATCCAGAATGCGAAACGCGGCTGACCGGTATTCGTATCGAGAGAGATCAGCATGTCGTTATAGGTGCGGTACGTACTGCGGTAAGTTGCAAAGAGCGTCTTCTTCTCCGGATAGTAGAGACAGTGTTGTTCGAGAATGCCGGACTTGCTCGTCGTGGCACGGAGGAAGGACTCCATTTTAGCGAGCTGCATGATGTCAGCACTTTCAACTTCACCGAGTGCGTCTGACGCTGCATAACTCGTGATCGTACCGGTCGTATTGCCGCCGATGAGATCATTACCGACTTCCTGCAGAGCGTTCGGCGCTGCAAGACCGAAGGAGGAGGCGAGCTTCTTCCAGAACCAGAATGCTGAATCTGAATCAGAGTCTTCGAGATAGTAGACGAAACCGCCATCCTTAAATGCGAACAGACGTCCCTTATAGACATATGCTCCACGGATCTCACCGCCTTCACCGGGAAATACTGCCTGCGTGAGATAGTTAGTCGTGAAGTTTTCCTGATCCCCGGTATCCGAAGCGTAAGCTCTCTGCCCCGCGAATGCCCACAGTCTGTTTCTGTGTACGACGCCGCACTTCGGGTAATTCGTGCCCGTCCAGTCGGCTGCCGGATTGTCAATCGAGGCGAAGGAGGTTCCGTCTGCTTCGAGGACCTTAAGTTGCGCTACGCCGTTTGTGAAGAGAAAAAGCTTCTTACTGCGCCCGGCAGTCTCGACGCCACCTTCTGTAAATTTACAGTTAGGCGTGAGGGTGCCGAGTCCCGTTGTAATTGCTGTGTTCGAAGCGAAGTCCCGTCCGCCCGTGTCGCGATAAACTGAACCTGCTGACGTCACAGCGATGAGACGCTGCTTCGTCGTGTCGGGCCACCAGTCATGAATTGCTACAATGCCTGCAGGAAGTGCTGAGGCGTTGAACTTAAGGGTGCCGGGAGCTTTCTCAACGCAGCCATTCCACAAACAGATATTATTTGCGTAAGTGAGTGCATTCGGCGGCATGTCCGTAGGACTGACGTCCGTAAGGAGCCCGATCTCTCCGAGTGGAATTTTAGCTTCGACTCCGTCGTAACCCAATTACTCCCCCGAATCATAGCCGTAAGTACGTCTTCCGTGCTGCTTAAAGCGGTGTACCTTATCTTCACGCGAGACGATGTCACCGAAGTACTTGCCAATGCGCGCCTGCTCACTGCGGTTGTGCCGCTGCATTGCCTTAAGCTGCTGAATTGCGAGCTTCGCGTATTCGTCCTTCTTAGTGTCCTCTTTATCGAGGAGGATGAAATAAGCGCCGCCGTACTCCAGAAGATCCGCATACTTTCGCGGAATGAAAGGTGCAGATGCCGCGTTATCTTTTAGGTCACGCGGAACCGGCACATACTCAATCTCAATCTTCGTCTGATCTTTTACGTACTTATTAAAACGTACCGTGATGTTTCCGTCCGCATCCTCGTGCAGTTTTGTGAAGCGGTCGGGAAATCCCTGTGACACAGTCGTGATCGGATACTGATTAGACATTGTGAGGTCATCAATGCCGATGACGCTTGCGTCCCAACGATCACCCTTATAGATGCGGAACGGTTCAACGAGGCGAGAGATTCCGCCCGTAATGTAGGTGCTCGTGAGTGCTGTCGTGTTCGTGGCTGCCGTATTCTCCTGATCAAAACCGAGGAGAGCCAGCGACGACTGACTAGAGTTTGTGCCAACGCCGAGCCAGCCTTGTCGCGTAGCTCCCCCCGATAGGTCTGATGTAAAGGTGAACTTACGCGTGTCGCTGTCGTAGCTGCCGGACCATGTGGCAACGGACGGTGTCGTCAGTGCCGCAGCTACGTGTGTGGCAAGTTCCGACGGAGTGTAGGAACCTGCAGTGAGTGTTGCAGTAAGCTGTGTCTGTGCTGCAACGTCGAAGAAGTCGAGCTTGTTATTTCGAGCCGTAACGTAGAGATGTGTGGGGCTGAGTTCGTAGTCGAGCTTAATTGCTTTATAGGTCTTTCCACTGCCCGACGTACCTTGATAGTTTGAATCAAGCTCGAAATCTGCGCTGCTCGCTGAGTGGGAAATGATCTTGTAGACTTCGCGGTCTGTGCCGACCTGCAGGTGATAGCCCTTAAGGCTGATGCTCGGCGCCGCACTGAACGTTCCGGCTTCATCTCCGTTCGTGAGTGTGATGCTGCCTGTTTCATACGCGGGCATAAGCTCTATGACCATGGGTGTGCGGGACTTCGCCCACTTCCAAGTCTCATCAATCTCATAGTCAAAGATTGTGCCGCCCGCTATGACAGTCTTATGTACCTTGTTCGCGTAAGTGAGTGCATCACTCTCGTATGAGGAGTTTCCGTTTGTCGGTTCTCCGGCACGGTTAAGAATTGCATCTACGAGATCAGCGGTCGTGCGAAACTGTGCCACACGTCACCGCCTTATCGTCTGAAGAATGAGATAGTTAAAAATCCGGTTGTGGCGTTTGCACTTACGGCGCGAACTGCGAGGCGCTGCCCGGCTGAAAGTGTCATTGGAATGACTTGATTCATGCCGATGCCGATGAGAAGTGGGATCTCTGTCTCACTTCCTGCCGCATTGATTGCGAGCTTCAGTACCTGAGAGCTGCCGTTATAGATGTACGCATATGAGGTGTGATCAGGCATCAAATCCTCAAGTTCCACCCATGCAGCGGTCGTAATGTTCGTCGCGGCGCAATTGTTTGAGACCGTGTGGTTTAGTGCTCCCGCTGGAATCATGAGACTTACTCCTTCTTCTCAGAAGACAGAAACTTTGACTGCACTTTCGGAGCGCCTTCACCGGCGAGTGCGTTTACGGGTGCTGGTGCTTCAGCTTTCGGCTGCGACACCTGACTCGGCTTCACGTCAGCTTCTCGCTTCTGTGCAGCACGCTCTCGCTTGATGTTTTCGAGTTCAGCCTTAAGCTGCTCCTCGCGCATCTTTGTGTTAGCGAGTTCCTTAGCTATGGATTCAGCGCCGGTGAGTGGTGCTACATACTCAACGTGCGGAGCCTTCTCATCTACGGTGCGCGTTTTCGTGTCAAAACGTCCGGACGGATTTCCGGCTTCGTCCCACACATTACCGGAGTTAACCGGTCGTTCAAAGTATCTGCGTCCATTGAGGATGTGCAGACGATAGTGGTTCGTGGCAACGAGACGCCCGCGCTTATCGCGCTTATGCGTAATTAGATCGAAGCCCTGTGTTTTCGGCAGATTAGATTCTTCTTGAGACTCAGGCACATGATTCTCCTTTGGTGATGAAGCCGGTAACTTTACGTTACCAGCCAATTACTTCTACTTCGATTGTTTGAGCAGCAATTGCAATTGTGCTCGCTTCAACAACCTGAGAAGGAGAGGCTGACTTGAGAGTCAGGCTCGCCGCAATCGTGTTGTTGTTGAGTGTCGCAGTCGCAGCGTCCGCGCTAAGTCCAAGTTCCGTTGATGCCGTGATTGCACCTTTCGTCACCCTGAGTGCAGTCTGCATGACCACAAGCTTCTCGTCACTCTGATCATACTGGAATATGTAGCCGGACGTTCCCTGATCAACTACGGTCATACTCTCGATGACGTTCGGGCAGCCGCACTTTCCCTTACTGATGGGGATGCCTCCTGCCGGAACCGTAAGAGCACCGTCGCCGAAGACGAGCTTCACGCGGTTGTGCGTGCGTGAGTTCGCAAGTCGGCGAGCGGTCATAATCGTATAGGTTACGTCACCTGCAGCGATATCAGCCATATCTAACTCCTTGCCTGAGCTTCAGGCTGATTAAGTGAACGCTACCCAGTTGCTGCAATTACCGACAGCCTCATCGACGACTTCGTAGTCGAGACCATAGAAGCCGGTGCCTGCTGCAGTTCCGCCATCAGCCGCCTGAGTCACATGCTCGAAGCTGAGTTCGTCTCCGGGATAGCATAAGTATGGTTCACAGAACTCATATAGAACCTTACCGGCAGCAGTTCCTGTGGGAATTGTGCCTGATACGATCTGCAGTTCACCGGATGCTGAGTTGTACGTAGGACGTCTATTTACCTCTACGACAGGCGCCGTAGTTCCCGCAACGATTGCGAGCGTGACGTAGAAGTACATGCCGGTCACCTTGATCGGCGCGCACACAAGATAACCGCCGTAAACGGCTGCGGATGCAGCGAGGTTCTCAGCAGTGTCATGTGCGTTCGTCTTGCGCAAGATTGCGTGTGAGCGAGCCTTCTTTGGATACATGGATTTCTCCTTCAAGATTTAAAGTTCAAAACACCATTCAAACGGAACCGAGGGAGCCCGAAAGCTCCCCCGAATCATATTACGAACTTGTTACGTGCACAACGCGGGCTTCACCGGCAGAAGCTGAGTCATCCCAGATCTGCTCGAAACCGTAAACACCGTACCATGCGACACCCTTGCTTCTGCCGTAATCCGCGCTCTCTTTCGCACGGAGTTCCGGATCAACGACGACGCCCATGGCGACAGGATCTTCACCGAAGAACACGCACTCACCGAGAACTGAGCCCGTACCTTTGCTGCCCGAAAGTGCAGAGGTGTGGTTCACTTCAACGAAGCGGGTGTTCTCGATACGACCGACTTCACCGTTGTATTTGGCTGAAGGATCGGTGTACTTCTTCCAGTCCTGCCATGCAGGATCTGACATTAGACCGCGCTTCGCCTTCGTTGCGATGAGGGCCATGTAGTCATCACCGGAATACGGCATGATGTTGAGAGTGCTGAACATGTAGTCACGAATTTGCTCGACGTGATAAACGTTGAGGTTCGCAACTGCGGCAGAAGATGCGGTTCCGTCTGTGTCGAAAGTGAGTGCGCTCACTCCCGTCGGAATCGCCTTCACTTGACCTGTCTTGAAGGCTGCAGCCGCCGCGATGTCAAGGCTTAGCTGAAGCTGATCACGCAACTTCTTCTGAATTGCGTTCTCGATGTCAAAGTGTGCGAGATCGAGGCTGAGGGAAGTGTAGGGAATTGCACGTCCGCGCTCATACACAGTGAGTGCCTGAGTGCTGAGACTGATGCTGTCTTCTGGAATCGTTGCTTCTTCAACGAGGATGTCTGAAGAAGGAACGCTCACGTTGCTCACGCGAGTAATAGTGACTGACTCGCCTTTCTTCTTCCCATAACCTGCTTCGGTGTTCACGAACTGCATGAACTTCGCTTGCGCGATTGAAGCCATGCGGATCTTGCTCGATAGGTCGTGGTTCTTATAGACGCCCGTGGGGGCATCAAAAGTCCAACTGTGTGACACGGTTTACTCCTTAGTTAGGTTACTCAACTTGCTTGCTTTCGGAGTACCGTGGCACAAACGGTCGGCTCCTATCTGCGTGACTCCCTCAGTTTACGAACCTGACTTGCGAAATCAAGGGCCTGCTCTTTCTGCTTCGCAGGTGTTACATTTGTCTGCGTCCCCGGTGTCGCGGTCTGTTTCGTGTTCGGAAGTGCTCGGCCTGGCTTCGCTTTCTCCATATATGCCTCAAACTTAGCTCGCGTTTTATTCGCGAGGAATCGCATTGCTTCAGTCTTACCTTTAGTCCTGGCAAGTGCTGCAATGGCTTCTTGGTTGTGTTTCAGTACTCCTTCAACATCACCCTTGAAGTCTTCTAAGTCTGGGTTTTGGCTGTAAAACTCCTGCCAAAGTTTCTCCTCGGCAGTAACCGTACTAACCTCACCTAGAACTTCCTTGCGCACTTCTGCTCGGATGCTCTCCGCGAATTCTTTAAGGGTTTTTTTAGGGTCGGAGTAGAACTTCTCCTGCCAAGCAGCATCTTCCTCTGCTTCGCGTGCGGGATCTTTAGTTACATTTTGCACGGGCTGCACAAGTTGCGCGGCTTCTTGGAGGCCTTGACGGTACGCGTCTGCAACTGCCTGCTCAACTTTTACTTCGCCGATGTAACTTTTCGCGAAAGCAAAGGCTTCGGCTTGCGTTTTGAATTTGCGTCCTTCGATTTCATAGGCGCCTTCTTCAGAACTTCCTTCGGCATCTGCAGCAGCTTCCCCTTCGGAACTTTGCACGATTTCGCCACTTACTTCCCCTTCTGCAGCAGTTGCTGCGTCCTGCGTGGTGATTTCACTTTCTGTAACGTTGAGTTCTTCTGGCACGGTTAAACTCCTTGGTGGTGTTGGTTAAGTTTGACTTCGATGTCGGTAATTAGGTCCGTCAGAGTAACGTATTCAGCGATGAGGTTACGGAACTCTGTCGTACCGTTTCGGTAAGCCCCATAAATTGCGTCGAGGGACTGTTTCTGTCTGCGCCGGAGCATCGGCAGGAGTGCCGGAGCGGAGATGGCGATAATGCGGTTCTCCTCATTCTGCGTCAGCGTAACGGTGAAGGGTGTGTCGCTCATGCGCCACCTGCTATTGCTGGACTTCCGGGAAAGTTCTGCGGATTGCTGACGTCAGGCTGCCCGAAGATGTCGACGAGGGAGCCTGCACCTGCGCTCGGAACTTGGCTCATGTTGTTCGGTGCCGCTCCCGGTGCCGCCTGCTCGAGAGGATTCTCCGCCTGTCCGCCTGCAGGCATTTCCTGCGCCTGAAGTTCAATCTTGTGCTTGTCGATGTCGAGTGAGGTCATGATCTCACCGAGGAGACGACTGACGTCGTACTTCGCAAGGAATGCCTCAAGCAGAAGCTCAGAGCTTGCGACAGTTTGCAGGAATGTTGTGAGTTTGCGGAAGTCCGCAGCTTTGCTGAGCGTGAGGCTGATGCCGAAGACCTCAAACTTAACGCCATTGACAGTTTGCGCGAAGACGTCTGCCGGGTCCATGCGGCTGATCTCTTCTCCGCGTTCCCGTCCAAAGAGACCTACTAGTTCTTCTTTGTCGATGAGGTCAAGGTTCTGTGCTGTCGTCTGCCACGCAAGCTCAAGCTCCGGCTGAATGAGATTAACTTCAACGTTCTTTGCGATACCTTGAAACACAGAGGTGATCGTGTTGCTCGCCTCGACAACTTCAGTTGCCTTTACTGCGCGGAAGGGCATCACGCCTTGGCGTAAGTCGTTAGTGAGTGCAGATGAGTTGAACTCCTGCTGAATGATGTTGAGGACGTTAAGTGCCTGCGGACTGATCTCTCCCGTGACTACGGGTTCGAGAACCTTTGCGCCGGGCTGAAGCCTTGAGTTTACGCGGAGGGTTTTCCCGAAACGGATGCCATCACTTACCTGACTCGGATCATCGAGTGCGTCGACGCGGAGCTGGTTTATTCCGTGCACTGCTTTCATCGCAGAATCGAGAATGAGGTTATAGAGTTCGATGATGGCAGCGTTGTGCATCGTCGGTGCGTCCATGAGTGCTGTGTGCCACACGGAGTTGGCAACTTCGATAAGTGCTGCGGCATTGATTGGGGACTTCTGGTGCCAGAGCGGATTCGCCGTAGGTTTTCTGATGACATGTTGATCGTTAGCGAGAGTGGCGACAACGTTTTCGGCGAGGATGTCACCGGTCTGCATGTCGATGATGTTGCCCCAGAGTTCCGTAACTTTCACACGTGGTCGCGTAGTGCCGGGCGCAGTATTCTGCCCGGTCTCAAGGGCTTTCTTGCTCGACTGCAGATCCGCGTCCTCAGACCACGGCTGAAGTGTGTTCACTACGGCGAGATCGTACATGTCGTAGT